CTTTAAAAAATCAATAAAGTTTTCTTCTGACGAAGAAATAAATTCGGGTAATTGATTTTTTATAATCTGACTTACTTTTACTCTAGAGTCAAATTTTGTATCTTCCATGCTTTCTCTACCTTTTTAATTTCCCGTTCGGATAACTAGATGTTGTTATATATCTTGTTCCTGATATACTTTCTCCTGAAGAAATAGTATCTCTTGTCATATTTATTGTGGAAGAACTAGCTCCAACATCAAAAACTAAATATAAATCTTTTAATCCAATAACGTCATTTGAGTCTGGAAATGCTTGAATTTCAATAATTCCATCGGATAATACTGTAGAATTAATTTTTATTGTGTTAAGTAAAACTTCTCCTTTAATGTAGTCAACAATTCCTACTGATTGTATAACGATTTCCGATGTTCCCGTAGATGTTTCTTTAACTAAAGATAAAATTCCTTTACCACTACTATCAAGATTTCCATTTAAATTTCTATTTGGTGTATCCGTGATGTATACAGTACTACTTTCTCCCTCAACAGTAAAACCAGTGCTTTTTATATTATATCCGTACTCATTAATGTAAAAACGATTACCAAAACAAACTTCGTATTGTGCAAAATTATTCAAAGATGCTTTCATATCTCTCCTCATCCTCACTTTAGTGATATTTGAGGTAATTGCTGAGTTTGTATTATCAATAACCTGTTGCACTTTACTATACTTAAATCTACCCCCAAATTTATTCAAGTCTGCAGATTGAGCATATCTTTCCAAAGTTCCAATAACAGAACTTTTCAGTGAACTTGGAGTTGAGATTTGAGATGAGTTATAATATACTGAAGATTCAATCTCGACATAAAGTATTTTTAAATCGATAATTTTTTGGTTAATTCCTGTTATTGAATAATTTTTTAAATCTGATAAAATTCTCTCTTTAGTAAAATCTGAAAGGAATGTGCCATTTCTTGGTTTTACTGCAATGGATACACTTCCAAATTCTGGAGGATCTAATTCCTCTCCACCAATCACAGATACTGCTTCTGCATTTGGATATACTTGTCTCACAATATATTCATAATCTCTGGCAGTGACTGCCCTATTCTGGGCACTGTATGCTCTTGGAGCATAGTACTTGATAGAATCTACACTCTCAATGCTAGAACCCTCTCTGGATGATAATAAAGTAGTAATGACAACGGGTTCACTTGATTCTACGAGAATTGGATTTCCATCTTGATTATTATATTGAAGAGATCCTGAGAATGCTAAATTTCTGACTCCATTCCCATCTTCTCCATTAGTTACAATGTATTCAATCGTAACTAAAGATCCATTTTCAAGTTTCTTACCAAAAAGACCATCACCAAAAATAATTTCATAAGTTTCATCTTTTATCTCCTGAATTAAAAAGATCTCAGAAGTTGAATCAATATCAATAATATTATTTACAACACTATATTCTTTTCCTCTTCCGGTTTCATTTTGCCCTTTTACGTAAACTCTAATAGAATCTGTATCAATAAATGAGTTTTGTAATTCAAATTTTTGTTCAATCGATGTATCTATTGTAAAAGTCTTTTTTAAAGAAATACCTTCATAAACAGATATTGCATCAAAAGTTGCTAACTTAGACGTTCCAACATCAGTTGTGTTTACAGTAATGTCTTCTGGAATTGAAAAAACATATGAAGTGTTATTAGCATTTCCAGTACCAACAAGACCTGATTTTAAAGTTAATGTTTGTGCATCAACTCCGTCAAGAAAAACTTCAAATGATATTATTGCTCTTGCAGATTTTCTTGATTTTGGTACATATCCTATATTTCTTGCCAACCCAACAACATTTTGCCTTAAAGTTGCAGAATCCAAAAAGGATTCATTTGCAATCATATTGCTGTTGAATGAATTAATATATGTGTTATATGCAAGTATATCAATCAATATTGAGAAATTAGATCCCTCAAAATCAAAATCAGTGAATTTTGAATTTGCTCTTAGATAATCTTTGATCGAATCTTTAATTTGATCAAAATCTAAATTGTTAAACTCTGTAAAAGGCATTTTATCTCGTTGCCTCTAGTATGAAATTAATTGTTTGCGTAGGAAAATTTTTTCCAATAATATCAAAGTGTATGTCAATATCTATTGAATTTAAATCGGGTAAAAAATTAACATCTATTAATAAATTTTCTACTCGTTCTTCATATGCTTGAATTGAATTTTTAATTTGATCTTTTATTCTAATTTCAGTTCCAATAGACGCATTATCGAATAATGAAGATCTCACATCAGATCCAATAGTCGAATTAAAAAATCGTTCATTAGGAATTGTTTCGACTAAATTTCTAATTGATCTAGTAATTGCATTTTCATTTTTTAATATAGGTAAATCTCCCGTCACTGGATGTGGACGGAAAGACAAACTAATATCTCGAAATACTCTGGATGTCCTTTGGACTGCCATTTTATAATATTTTTAAATTATTTATACTTCATTCCTGAAGATTTTTTTGATTTGAATTCAAATCATCATGCATAATCTCTTGAATCACATTTTTTTCTTCATTTTGATCTTTTCTTGGAAGTGACCAATAATCCGTCATTAAACTTGTGGTGCCCCACATAGATTTCATGTAATTTTTATCTCTATCAACAGGTAAATTTCCCATTTTTCCTCTGTTTTTATGTAAAAACAGAACTTTTTAAGGGGTTACTATCCCTATTTTTTATTTATTGTAGATCTAAGGGACGATTATCTTGAGATTTATACATTTCTTCTGGGATTTCTTGCTCTTTTTTGCGTTCTTTTGCTGTTTTCCAGAAATATTCATCCTCACGACCCATTCCAAGTCGATCATTTCCATTTTCAACTTGATAATATTGCGTTGAAACCTTAAAATCAGGCATTTTTGGATTGACAGGTGTTAAACTATTATCAAAAATACGCATTCTATTGTTTGGATATAATCCATACTGCCCATTTTCAAGTTCAATCAAGTTATGTGACTTGTGTTCGGCAGGATTTTCACTTGTTGAATTATCAACATAATCTGGATCATGATGATAATTGTCAATTGTGCAAACATAAGTGCCTTTTACAATGCCATGGTCTCTTGTATAACACTCAAAATCCATCGAACCGATAAATTTCTTATCCACCGAGACGACTCCGTAGTCCATGCAATTCCAAAACTGGAGGTTTGGTAGTCTCATATCCGGTGTTGGAATCTCTGGATCCGAGACAAAAGCACTAATAGGTAATTTATCATACATTGCCGCATATTCTGGCAAATAAGTCTCAAAATAAAAAGCACGTCCAGGTATCGATTTAACCGATACCCAAACGCCCTTTACAAATTCACCATGCCCGCTTTGATGATCTGTCAGATATTCTTTACGAACCCAGACTTCCATCGACGGAAGATTAGCAATCAGACATGCCATATAATTTTACATTACTACATGTATATATTAACGACCTTGACCACGATATGCTTTACGAGCCGAGTTACGAGACGTTGATGAATATTTGCTATTCTTTCCATTTCCTTGACGTGTTTTTTTCGGTTTCCCAGACGTAAAACCATCTTTAACTAAACCAACCTTAGAACGAACTGCCATAAATTAAAATTCCTTAAATACTAAATGTTTTTGTTTCTAAATCTTGAGGTCTTGGAGAACCTTTCTGATAATACTCTATCGAAAGATTCTCCATAATATCAAAGTATTCTTTTTCTGTTAAGTTCTTATAAATTACCTTTCCCTTATGGAGAATTGTATAATTTGTCTCTTTTTTCATTAGATAACCCGAGTTTTTTCGTGACCAACGCGAATGCGAGGATCACACCAAATCTCAAATCCTGCTTCGATCGCATCTAGACAGAAACTTACATCTTCTCCACACATATCTTGTACTGCACCACTTTCAAAAACTTGCATCTTTGGTGCAAACCAAGGATACTTCATCTCAGGATGCTCAAAGACTCCATGCTTAATTAGAATCCATCCAAAACCTGCATAATCTACTGTAAATGGTTTCTTTCTCTTTGGAAGACTTTCAACAGTTTCATGATTCATAACTCCACCATTCTTGGCAAAATCACTCTCATCTAACCAATGTGCTACAGAACTTGTACGACCATCCTCAGTGGAATACCATCCACTTGCAATATCTTTATCCATTAAGACTAATTGCCAGAACTTGTCAGTGTTGAAAATAATATCACTATCAATCCATAATTGATAATCATAATTTAGTTTCCCATCCCAAGGAATCTGATCTGGTCCTCGCAATACATTCGCACCCAGACACTTGCATCTTGCAAAATTAACCATGGAAGAATAATCTTGCGAAATCTGAATACTTGCTCCACTCTGTACAAGATCAAAACAAAGTTGTACGAAATTTTTCAAATATGCATATGAAACTCCTCTTCCAGGTAAACAAAATACTACTGTCTTTCCTTTGATCATTTCACGGGCTTTTGCATAATCCCATTCAGTATCTTTTTGGGATTCGCTGGGTTTTGGTGCTTTTGCTTTAACGGTAAATCCTTTGGCCATAACTGTAAGTAATTACATCAATATCATAACACTCTATCTATACGAAGTCAATAGAACGAATTATAATGCAATCATTCTCTACCTCAACATTTACCTCTGTTCCTTCATACCACCCATTTTCATCTAATATCCATTCGGGAATAATTACATAATGCTCTCCAGTGACTGGATCAATCTCTACAGTCGTAAAATTTTCTGCGGGATTTTTTTTCATATCTTTAAATCCTGATACCATTTTTTATATAGCGAAAAATTTTTTTTAGACCATGGTAAATTTAGCTGCCTTCCGTAACACTTTATAGATTAGGGAAGTTAGGCGTTTTTATATACGGGGGGCAACACGCGCCGCGCCACGGCAACGCCCCTAAGGGGGGCACTGCTGCGGTCACGAACGCCTGGCGTCAGCGCACGTCTGCTAGGGCACTTGCCTTGGTGGTCATGGAGGTGCCCCTGCTGCCTGCTGCTCCGCCATGGGTGCGAACGCGGGAGGATCCGCCCTTAATGCGGTTTGCCCAGCGATTGGAAGCAGTGCCATGAGCAGTGGGAAGGCGACGGAACTTGAGGGATCCGTTAGCAATTGCAGCATTCATTTCGGCAGGAGTCATGGGGTGCGTTGCTTTCAACCCTTATAAGATACCCGGTTGCCCTCTCCCGTTCTGTATCAGGCAATACCGTTTACGATATTAGTTTGGAAGCGGGAATTGTTGAAATTAGCAACACTGAACCGCCGACGATCTACCAACTTAAATGTTCCGAACTCACTGTTCACAACATAACCCTCTGCAGAAATTTCATCCTGTCCGATGAATGCACGGGGACCAATATTTCGGCACTGATACATCAACTCATCCTTCAAAATTGTCATCAACCCGTAGAGGTGGCAAAGGTTAGAATTGCCCAGAAAATCCTCATCCGTGAGTGCATAACCCTCACGGATGGACTTGTTAACGTTCTTCTTAATCTGTGCTGCTTCCTTATCAGAAACGAACTCAGTCTTAGACATCACCTCACGGATCAAATCAATGATCGGGGGCATCTCAAACCCGTCCGCACCTTCCAGATAGGAACCCGACCAAATGTATGCCTTAGGGAACACGAACTTACAATAAGATGTGTCAGTGATGATAAACCTCATCGGTGCTGCTATAGCATCACGCAGGTCAGATTCTGCGGTGTAAACTGTATGTGGAGCAATGATGATTTCTTCGGTTACGACATCATCGAACTGATACGTAATCGTGTTTGGGGTATACTCATCAGACCCACCGAAACCAATAAAATCGCCCTGAAAAATGCCTTCGGTACGTGGCAGATAATCAAAGCATTTGTGGAGGATTTCTGCTACCTCACCCGTGTGGTTAGTATCAATGTCCTGATGAGATTCGTTGATCTTAATCTTCACTTTATTGAAGACAGATTTGGTGCCAACGAAGAAATTTCCAGAGGCAGGATTAACGCCCCAAACGATAGCGGGAGCACCATCAACTTTCACAGAAAGATGAAACTCAGACTTGATAGATTGCAGGAACGAAGTATCACCGGTCAGGATGGTATCTTCGGGGTGTTCGATGTGAAGGTTTTGAGTCATAATGAAGAGATAAAGTGAGAACAATTGAGGGGGAGATGAGTCCCCCAGAGTTGTCATCCTGCCAGACGCATTCCGTCAGTGAAAGGAATAATCCGCAGTGCCTCTTCAGTCAGGTCAAACATCTGAATGAACCACTCATATTGCTTCTGGAAAATATACTCTTGCTTGGTTCCGCAGGTATATCCAAACTCACCAAGAATTGCATTCAGTCGTGACTTTGTAGTTTTGGTCTGATAACCACCATCATAAAGTTTCAGGAAGTCATCACCAACCTCAGCAATCTTAGAACCGTGGAGATACACATAAGAGGCACCATTTTGCTGAGAAACTACCTCAGTGTTTGCAGATTTCCAATCGATACCATTTTTGATTGCGGCAATCATTTCGGATTCGATCTTACGCATGAAAGAGAAGAGAAGGAACAGAGGCGGGAGGGCGCGATCCCCTCCACTCCCTTAAGATAGTCGATTTTGGAGGCAGTGCCAAAATCTTGTGACACTACCCCAACTGACCACCCTATTGTCCGTTTGTGTAACTACCGAGCAAATGTTCACCCTGACGAACTTCGGCATAACCAAATTCTTCAGAGAGATCTAGACACAAACCCCATGCATCATCAATATCAACGAAGGAGGAATTTTCATAAGGTGCAGATGGGCAGTGAACAGAATAACGCATAAAAGAAAGAGCAATTGTGCAGGGGTCAGTGTACATCAATCAGGCAAAGTTGTATTGGGTTTGGTTACGATTGTCTGCTGCTTCCCAATAAGTGTAGAAATCATTCCATGCTGCTTCGTTATCAACAAAGGAATCAATTCCCAGTTGCTCACAGACAAAATCATATGCCATATCTACATCGGCATTTGTGTCATTCACGAAGGACAACATTTGTCCCATGACATAATCCCAAGACTGTTGCATTTCGGGGGAAAGTGTGAAGATTGGAGTTGCCATTGCGTGTGTTCCTTTGACTCTTCTACAATACACGGTTTTGACCCCTGTGCCCATTTTGTGTGACACCTTGCCAACTGGTCGGGCAGCCGACTCAGTTAGTGTTACTTTAGAACGTGACGGTAGTCTATACTTTCTATGCACCATCCTGATGCACAACTAATCTCCTCAATTAGATCCTCCTCACTGTCAACATCCCACACGGTGCCAATGTATGCATTAGGCAGCATTTCTTCAGTTTCGAGTTGATCTTTGCTGGTCCAATCATCATCATCGAGTGAACAATCGAACGAAATGTCGGTGATTTGGAATTGCATTAGTTTCAGTAGTCAGTGT